ACTACCCTGCGCACGAAACCCGTGCATATTCAGCAAGCCTTGCTCTTTGGTAACTGGTACCACGTAGCCAACGGATTCTATTCAGATGCGTGGAATCCCGACTTGCATATTTGTAAGCCTTTCAAGATTCCTAGTCATTGGCCCCGGTTTCGCTCGATGGACTGGGGTTTTAAAAAGCCTGGTACGGTCCTGTACTTTGCGCTAGACGACGACGATAACTTGTACTGTTTCCATGAGCTGACGTTCCAAGGCAAGGATGCTCTAGAAGTAGCCAAAGAAGTACGCGAGTTCGAACGTAAGAACAATATGTGGACTCCTAACGGTTCGGCTATTACCGGTCCTGCAGATAACCAGTTATGGGAAAAAAGAGGAGACGTAGGTCGGTCGAAGGCCGAAGAATTCTCTCGTATTGGAGTGAACTGGACTAAGGCGGATAAGCGCTCGCGTCGACGGAACGCGGAGCGAGTATTGTCCCGGCTCATGGATCATGAGAACAAAGACACTACTCCAGGGCTCATGTTCTTCTCTACTTGTAAGCAAACCATTAAGACTGTCCCGGCAATTGGGGTTGACCCTAACGATCCAGAAACCCCAGCGGACGGAGGCCCAGACCACTGGCATGACGCTCTATGCTACGCATGCGCTCATGCTTCTAGAGGGCGACTAGGGATAACCATGCGCAAGATTCGCGCAGCTAATGACCCCTGGGACGATACAGAAGAGACCACTAAAGACCGAGGGCGGTCCGGGTATGGAGCTTAACCATGGACAGAATGTTCGAAGAAGAGATCACCGCTGACGCTGAGGTTTTCGCGTACAACGAAGAAAGCAATAACCTTGTAATCGATTTCATGGAGCACGAGGAGGGGCGTGCGGCGTTAAGAGACATTGCGGATAAAGTACGCAACGACTTTGACAGTGCATTGGAGTCTTCCGCCACGTACCGAGCTCGAACTTCCGAAGACTGGAAGCTGTATATCGGTGAACTAGAGGGTAAAAACTTCCCGTATGAAGAATGTGCGAATATGCACGTGCCAATTATGCTGGAGAACATCTCCCGTTTATCGGCAAGAATTATCGCGGAGTTGTTCGGAGACTGGACTACTGTTTTTGGTGTAGCTCCTTTAGGGTCGTCTCAAGCAGATGAAGAGTTCGCGGACGTTCTTACCTTGCACGGAAACTGGCAGCTGAGGTCACAAATTGGGGACTTCTCTAGACAGATGGACCGAGCGGTTACGGCATATTTGATCTGGGGCGATGTAACTTGCCACAGCTACTGGGACGAATCTCGGGGCACAAACGCTCACGAGATTCTCACTCCGGACGATTTCGTTATTCCTTTTGTCCATCTAACAACCCAGCGAGACTATTCGGATGTTCCATATTATGTAAAAATCCTACGGTGGCATAAGCATCAGATAGAAGACATGTCGGCCGAATGGTATGATGTACAAAACTTACTGTCTGACGAACCTCCTAGCTGGGACAACGAAGATATCGACAGTCCTCTTAGAGACGCTATCTCTGATTCGACAGGGCTAAAGCCCGACGAAGAAGGGACAGAAAGACCATACCAGCTGCTGCACTACGAAGGCTGGATGACCCTACCTAATCAGACTAGACAGCGTTTCGTCCAAGTGATTATGGACCACGCGTCTAAGACTCTGCTCAAGGTTACAATTCACGAAGAGCCAGACTGGCGCGACCGGATTCGATATGAGCGAGAACTTGATGAAATGGACGAGTATACCGCCGGGTTGCGGATGCTTGATACGTACACCGGTCCTCCGGAAGGGGCTCCAGAAGAACCAGCTATGCCGGACTGGATGACTACCCCGGAGTCAGAACCAGACCCAATGAGGTCTACTCCGATTCACATGTTCACCCACGGGGTCTGTCTTGAGAACATGCTTGGCTCGCTCGGGCTCTCTTTCGGGAGAATACAGGCTGACTTCAACCGTGCTGCGAACACCCTAACAAACCAGTTCATTGACGCTGGTACATTAGCAAATTGTTGGGTAGTAGTAACAACTGACCTGGTCACGTTTGATACGCCTTTCGAGTTCTCCCCCGGCAAAGTAAATAAAGCCAGTGGTATCTCTGGGCAAGAGCTCAAAGACAACCTGATTGAGATGAAGCCCGCGCCGGCGAATCCGCAGCTTATGCAGATGACCGACAAGATCTTCGAGTGGGCTGCTAGCTCTATTCAGTCCCCGAACGTGCTTTCTGGCGAACCAGGCAAATCCGGAGAGACCTACCGAGGCCACGCACAACGTATCGAGCAAGCCACTAAACAGCTCTCGGTTCTTGCTAGGAAGTTTGCTGACGGGTTCCTAAAACAGGTCCTGATTAATAATGCCAAACTAAACTCCGTGTACATGCCGTCGACCGAGATGATCTCGGTAATTGACAAGGCGGCCCCCGAGATTCGTCACGTTAAAGTTCACCGAGATATGTACGCGGAGAGCTATGACGTTGAAATCCGAGCGGACCTTCAGTTCACGTCGCGTGCGCAGAAGATTGCGGAAAAGATGGAACTAGTTGATATGTCTGGAACTATCCCAGCATTGCAAGGGAATGCGGCTTTTGCGTACAGGGCTCTCCGCCAGCTGCTAGAAGCTCGCGGCGATCGAGATATGATCGCTACTCTAGGCCCACCTCCTCCTAACCCGACGGTCCCGATGGGAACACCACAAGAAGAGCCTATACCTCCAGATGGTATAGAAGCAGGAGAAGCTGAGCTGCCTCCAGATGGTATGATTCCGGCAGCGCCGCCTCCTGCACAGCCTCCTGAGCCTCCATTACCTGTAGCTCCTGAGCTACCCCAAGGACAAAGGTTTCCGGTCCAATGAGACGCCTAAAGGTCAAAAATACCGTGATCCGTGAATCGTGGTTACATCACGAGTACACACAAGACTGTATTCCACAAGCCAAAAAAGACTTGGCAGAAGATTTTCTTCATTTAGTATCAGCAGCAGAAACATCTACCGACCCAAAACTCGTCAAAGCTTGGGCTAGGTATACACAGTCAAAAAATCACTACGATTTCTTGACGAAGAAAGTAAATCAATGATTTTACCAGGAAGACTAGATCTAGACTCACTGCGTCAGCAAGGCGTAGATCAAGACCTACTAGATAGGTGCGAACGGGAGTCTAAGGCCATTTTAGACCAGATTTCTCCTGCAGGGGCTTTCGGGCTACCTAAACTACTCGATGAGAGAAGAGTCGAGCACGGGATTATCGACGGGGCTTTCGAGGTAGAGGCGGTGTACAACCGCGTCTTCATCTGGCAGCTTCCTGCGAAAGACTTTTTGCTAGGGACCTACGGTACTAACTCCGCTATTATTGCACCCCAGCGGGTGCAGTCTAAGCAGAATCACGAGGCTCCTAGAGGGATTATCGTCAGCGCAGGACTAAATTCCCTAGATGCTTTGCGCTCACACGGAATGGACCTAGGACATATTGTAACCTTGTTACGAGAAGTGCCTTTCCGTCTGTGCGTTGGCTACGCTGCGTCGAAGGAGCAGCAACTGTTGGTTGTTGCCGCTGGGGATATCTCCGGTAGCGAAGACCTTGCTCTGTCTAGGAGAGAAGGCACAGTTTGTACGGTCTTGAACGAAACTGGCACCCATTCCCTGACTGACGCTCAAGGCAAGTCCTGGGGACTATCAGTCATGACTAACCCCCGAGGTACAAATGGCTATTGATACAGAAGAGTTGACAGAAGAAGACATTATCGTTGAAGAGGACGACAAAGAAGAGTTAGACGAAGACGAATTTCTTGTCGAGCCTGCTGCTGCTCCTGAGAAAGCAGTAGACGAGATTACTGCGGCTAGGGAAGAACTACGACAAGCGAGAGAAGAAGCACGTAAAGACCGAGGGAGAGACCATGAGGCTCTGATCGGTCTTCGTAACCAGATGTACGAGCTTCAGAAGAAGGTTACTGATAAGCCAGAGCCTCCCCCGCCTCCTCCTAAGGACGAGTTCAAGGAGCCAATTACTGCAGTCAAGCTCCAGCAGCGTCGGCTTGCCGAGAAATTCGGGTCACGAAACGACTTCTCTGCGGACGAGCTAAAAGAAATGGCCACCGAGGCCGACGATCTGGACGAAAAACTCCAGGAGCTGCGTCTGAACCGCGCTTTGTCACAGAAAGGGATTAAACCTCCTCCGAGTGAGAAAGAGCTACGTGCTCAGGCTCTTGCGGCCCAGTACCCGGACGTTTACGGAGACGAAGAAGCTCTTACGTATGCCCGTGGCTTGTACGCCAAGTACCGAAAAAAAGGACTCCCAAACGACCGTAAGTTGCATGATCGAGTGATTGCTGAAGTGCGAGCCGACCTTGGGATGGACGAAGCCCCAGAACCAACTCGCGCTTCTCGCAAGAGATTAGCTAGTGGAGCTAAGGGCAGTGCTCCCATTGGTAAGACAAAAGTGAAGAAAATAAAGATGACAGAGTTACAGAAAGGAATGGCCGATGCACTGTACAGAGACAGTATTAGCGACCCAAAAGAGCGTTATCGCAAGTGGGCGGCTGGTCCAGGCAAAAGAATGTTAGAGAAGGGTCTTATTTGACCTTGCTTTTTTTGTAAGGTATTCTGTAGACAGCAGTTTTGCGGCTCTCAGTTCACCCGACTGAGGTAGTCCGATCCCGGGTGGGCGCCGCCGCGCGTCCTAAGCCCCGCGGATAAGGATTACCTCATGTCACGTCCGATAGCTCCGAAGACTGAACAAAATCTTGCTCCCCGAGTAGACCCCCCGCGCCGCGGCGTTGGAGGCGTGTCGGCTCTCTGGCAAGTACTAAATCACGACCCGGCGCGCAAGTACGTGTGGGTCTTCTCTGGAACGAAGCAGAGCTTGACGGAGTACCGTCTGGCTGGTTTTCGTTTTGAGACGTACGACTTCTCTCTAGACAAAGACGGCAAGCCTATTCTTGATGAAGAAGGCCTACCGATCAGTTCTGGTGTTCATTCCCCTGCGTGCCTACCCGACCCTAAAGATAACGGGCAGCGTATCGAGGTGATGGACCACTATCTTATGTCTTGCTCTCGTGAAAGGGCAGACGAAATAGAAGACATTGGAATTAATGGTGATGGCGGACGTAAATGGGCCGACAAAGTAGAGAACATGATGATCCAAGACGGGGGCTACGACCCGATTCGAGGTAAAGGCATCCGTAGCACAAAAGACCTACGACACGGGACTCTCAACCGTCTGTAAGGACTACTATGGCTGACAATAAAGCAAGATATGGGTTGCGATGGATTAAGTCCTTCGCTTCTGACAGTCCTCGAGGACTATCCGTTCCGATTGCGTCTGGGCAAGTATTTGCTCCAGGTTCCGCGACTGGGGCAGACCTCCAGAAGGGCGATCCTGTCAAACTCCTTGACCCAGGAGGTGCGACGTTCGAAGACGTAGACCTCACCGAAGCGATCTGGGGGGTTTGCGTCGGAGTCAAGCAAGTCTTTGACGTTGTTCGTGGGGTTCTCGGCCCTGCCGTCAAAGTGCCGTCCGGGGTGGTGTACGGAACAAACCTCGAACGACAGACGCAAATCTTCGTTATCCCTGCCGAAAATGCGGTCTGGGAGATCGACGCAGCTTTCTCCCTTACGACTCGAGCGGCCTGGGAGGCTATTGTTGGGCAAAACGCAGACCTAGTATTTACTACAACTGCGGCCGACAAAAACGGCACCCCGCGACTTGCGGCGCCTACCGGAGGCGGAACAGGGGCTGCGCAAATGCGTATCCTTGGCCTTTCCCCGACGCTGGAGAACCAGGATCTCTCCGGTGCTAACGTCAAGCTGCTGGTCGAAGTGGTCGAAACGCAGCGAGCCCCGTTCAACACGGCTGGTCTCTAGGAGTATAGATCATGACCATTCTTGCAAGCACTTTTACCAATGCCCTCAAAGAGACTCTCGAAGAGATCGTCACGGACGAATTTCGAGAGAAAGACCTGCTTTTGTCCCAGTGGATGGAGCAGGGAGATATGAAGGACGCGTTCGTTGACGACCTCGAAGTCGGCGGACCCGGCCTTGCGTCTGAGAAAGACGAAGCTCAAGCGATTCAGCTCGGATCTATCCGAGAAGGAGCGCTGACCCGGTACCTTGCTCGTACGTTCGCTCAGCGGCTCGAAGTGTCCGACGAGGCAATCGAGGACGTCAAGTACGACGAGGTTATCCAAGCGTCAAAGCGGCTCATGCGCAATATGAAAAAGAGCGCAGACGTAGACGCGACGAACATCCTTGTTCGTATGTTCGATACGAACTTCGTAGGAGGCGACGGTCTTCCTTTGGGGTCGGCAGTACACACGTTGCCGGACGGTGGAACTTTCAGCAATGTACTGGCGGTTCCAATGTCGCCAAGCCGAGCTGCAGTGATCGTGGCTACTTCTCAAATGAAGAAGTTCCCCGGACACGACGGTATTGTCGAAGGGTATAACCCGGTTGCGATTGTGTCGCCTACAGAGCAGTGGGCAACGTGGTGTGAGCTGATTCACTCGGCTTATGCTCCG